CCCAGAAAAAACTTTTCATTCGGGGGCATCACGTTTGAAGAGCACAACGGGAAGGCTCCTGATGCGAATGGAACATTGAGAAGTTTTATCCCTGATGATGAAGTGCGCTTTTATCCAGAAGGAACCTCAGACACCTTTGTCAGATATCTTGCTCCTGGAGAGTTCATAGAAGCTGTAAACACAATGGGCCAGGAACTGTACATGAAGCAGGCAGAGGAAGAGATGGGACGATGGGTCAACATACATACAGAATCCAGCTTTCTCACGATGTGCAGACGCCCTGAAGTGCTGGTTAAGGGTATCTAAGGAGAATAAAACCATGAATCTCTCTGACGCCAAAACTCATGCCATGGGAGCCCTGTTTGATACCAACTACTTTGCGCAGTTGATCACATACACCCCTCATGGCGGGGAGGCTATATCTGAAGTTCCTGCCAATATCACCTATGGTGAGCCAAGAGGCGATAATTTCAGAGGAGATGGGTACACCTGGAGGTTAACTGTTCAACGTGATCCCCGCGCTGATTTCAAGCGTGGTCTCGTTCGTTCTCTTGCCATGGTCTCTGTCCGTGCGTCTGATATCCCAACCCCAGGATATCGAGATAGCGTGGAATTCGATGGGGCCACATGGACAGTGACGGAGGTGCAGGATGCTTGAGGTACATTTCGACAACCGCGGAGAGGTGGCAATAGAGAATCTCGCAGAGCTTACAAGATCCTTTCCACAACATGCCAGCAGGGCCATGGCATCGGGCATGAAATCTGAGGGCTTCAGGCTCAAGGGGCTGATTAAGGCTGCAATACAGAGAGGCGGTCTCAATGGAGAATGGGCCAGACTTAATCCTCATACAGGCATTCTGTCAAAGCGGAAAAACGGGTGGATCAAAAACTTTAAGTGGGTCTGTAAAGGCGAGAGAGGAAACCAAAAGAGGGTCCGTCAATACAAGGACTATATGGGCTCAACCAGGTCAAACCCATTGGCTAGATTAGCAGGCGCTGTCCGGTATATCTATGATTCTGAACAGCAGCTGGTGAGAATAGGCTTTGTATCTTCAGCTGGAATCTCCAAAAACCTCCTGAAGCTGGCCACTCTTCATGCGGCAGGATCAGAGACAAGTATCACGCCGAAGATGAGAAAAATGCTTTTTGGCGTAGGATTCCCGATTAAAAAAACAACAACAATGTTTAAAACTCCTCCCAGGCCAGTAATTGGGCCAGTTTTCGAGCAGGAAAAAAACATGATCGCTCAGAATCTTGAGTCAAAATTCTGGGCAGCAATAGAGCGCTATTGGAGCGGAGGCAGCAGGGTATGAACACAGAGGAACTGATCGAAAAAGTTAGAGAGGTTTTGTCCTTAGATCCTGACATTACGGCATGGTGCGAACAGACATTTGGAAGAAAACATCTTGTCTGTATTGATATCGACGATAACAAACCACCTGATCCGGTTGAGGATTACCCCATAATCGTTGTTACTGACATCAGGCAGATCAGGGGCGATTCCACAAGAGAGAAAACGTGGGAGCTGGATCTCGGGGTCGGTGTGATGCAGGAGGAGATTGAAACACAGGGCAACACAAGGACATTGACAGGATTCCTCCAGGCAGAAGCTCTCAGAGAGCTGGCTGAAGATGCTCTCTACAAGGCGCATATTGCAAAAATGAATACGAATAGCGAAACGGGTTCAATCAGTTGTTATCCTCTATTCATCAGCGGTTCAACAATTCCTGTAACCGTCATCAAATCAATGCGAAGACCAATGCCTGTATAAGGCGTTTTTAAAATAAACACAAAAAGGATTGAAATAAAATGTATGCACCAAACCCGGAAGTAAACTTGACCCTTGGTCGCGGAATTCCCTATTTTGCGCGTAAAAATCTCACAACAGGCTTGTATGAAGGATTCAGGGATCTTGGAGAGGCGTCTGATATCGCTGCCAATATATCTGCTGATAAGCTGCCGTTTTACTCCTCAAGAGGAGGTGTAAAGGGGGCCAGCCATGAGGTTACAAAGCAACAGGCCCTTAAATTCACGCTCACACTGAATGAGCCAAATGACGACAACCTTGAGCTGGCATTCATGGCGGATCGAGAAGAAGTGACACAGGCAGCAGTAGCGGATCAATCTCTCGTAATCACCAGCGTCACAAAAGGCCGGTATTACATGACCGGCAAAAAGAAAATCACAAATGTTGATGTTTCTCTGACCAGCACACCAGCAACGATCTACACCGAAGGCACGGACTATGTTGTTGACGCAACATATGGCAGGATCTTCATCCCTTACACAAGCACGATTGCTGCCAGCTCCGGGATTACTGTGGCTTATGATGTAGAGGCAGGCACATACACCAGGCTGAAATCTCTCAATCAGCCACGTGTTGAGGGGCAGTTCCACTACATCTCCAACAATGCGTCTGGGGAAAATCACGACATGCTGATCTGGAGGGCATCTATTGTACCTACTGGAGATATGGGTTTCATTTCTGACGACTGGCTATCTTTGAAATACGAGATAACAGTATTGAAAGATGAAGTCGGACACCCGGATGCACCATATATGATTATTGAGTCTATGGTTGTCTAAACATTTAAGAGGGGCCTGGTTCTGGCTCCTCTGCAATAGAGAGGTGGGCGTAAATGGAAAAAGTTAATCTGTCTCAGGAGGATTGGGATCTTCTTATCCCTGATTCATTGTATGTGCTTGGTACCAAGAAACTAACGTTAAGACCTGTGGACATTACAACCGTCAAAAGACTTACAGTAATAGCCTCAGCAGCAGCTCCTCTTTTAGCTGAGCGAGGAATAACCGCTGCAAATTACCCTGAAAAATTCAAGGAGCCCGGCAATGCAAAGCTCCTTGCAGAGATTCTTATTGAAGAGGTCCCAGATCTGATTTCGGACGGGTCAGGGTTGGAGCTTGGTGATATAAAAAAACTGCCGTTCGACATCACGCTTGGCATAGCAGTTCGATTGATTGACCTCAATCTCCGCATGGAAGATGGCCTGAGAAAAAACTTCAACGCATTAACGGGACTGATAAGCGCGGCGGTTCAAAGAAAGAGTGGGCAATCGGCGAGATAGTCCAGTTTCTTATCTCTTCTGGCCATGAGTGGGAGAAGATAAAGAAGTACCATCTCGGGGAGATAGGCGTATTTCTCCGGGCTGCCGTTAATGCAAAACGCACTGAAGCAGATCAACAGTTGTGGCTTACATGGTACGGAACTCATGTTGGAGCCCAAAATATCAAGAAGGTGTCTGAAAGTCTTACTTCTCATGCAGAGCAAAAGCATGACGAGAAAGAGGTTTCTGATAATTGGAAAAAGCTTAAACTAATACTTGGTGGGATGTAATGGCAGATTTAGGACAGAGAATTATAGAGTTTGTTATCCAGACTCGGGATCAAAATCCAGAGGCACTAGAAGATCTTGCCCGAAGACTGACCGGCGTTTCTGATAGTGCCGGAGAGGCAGATGGTTCTCTGGGCTCAATGAGCGATAAGCTTTCAGACCTTGTTGTATCTTTCACTGGGTTTGCTGGCACTGTTGCCACGTTCTCCTATCCCATCATTGAGGCTGCTCAGTTTGAGAAAGCTATGGATGGCGTCCAGGCTGTATCAGGTGCGACTGATGAGCAATTGGCACGGCTATCAGCAACAGCCAGGCAGATGGGTGCGGAAACAGCTTTTTCAGCACAGGAATCAGCAGAAGGGTTGCAACTATTATCAGCAGCAGGGCTTGATGTTGATGATGCAATAGCAGCTCTACCAGGGACATTACAACTTGCACAGGCAGGAAACCTGAGTCTTGCAGATGCGACGGATATTGCGACATCTGCCATGTCAGGTTTCCGCCTTGGGGTCGAAGATCTGGGGCGTGTCAATGATGTTCTTGCTTTATCTGCAAGTGAAACCAATACCAATGTGGCAGAACTTGGGGAAGCGATGGAAGAGGTTGCCCCTGTTGCCTCTGCCTTGGGGTTGAGCTTTGAAAGTACGACTGCTGCCCTGGGGCTGCTTAGCAATAATGGTATTAAGGGTAGTGAAGCAGGTACATCGCTAAGAGGTGTTTTGGCGTCACTTGTCGATCCATCCAACGAAGTCAAAGAAGTCCTTGATGATCTGGCACAGAACATAGGACAGGCAGGATTCCAGGCCACAGATTCTTCAGGGAACATAAAAGACCTCTCGGTGATCATCGGTGAGTTCGAGGCGTCTGGCATGACGGCGTCTCAGGCTATGAAGATCTTTGGCAGAGAGGCTGGGCCAGGGTTGTTGTCGTTGCTTGCCGTTGGCTCACAGGGACTACGGGAA